ATACTCTTCCATAAATTCTTTCAAGTTTGGAATAACATCAAAGTGTTCGTTCTTGAAATACACAAACAATGGGCGAGAGATAGTATACTTACCTGCCTTGATTGCATCATACTCAGGAGCAATACCATCAACTGTAGCGCCCTTTACAGTAGATGAACTTTCTTCAAGGAACGAATAGCCGAAGATACCAAGAGCATTTGGATTATTCTGTAGCTTCTGAATGATTAGAGTGTCATTCTCACCAGCTTCAATGAATGCACCATCTTCACGCATAGACTTACACATAGACTTTTCTTCATCTTCGGTAACAGTCAATTCGTTGGCCTTAATAGCAGCCTTACATGCCTTTTCCATCACAAGTTCTACAAACGAGTCGCGTGTACCAGAAGTAGGCGGAGGACCAAGCACTTCAATCTTACCATCAGGCAATGCAGGATTTACGTCCTTCCATGTCTTATATGGATTCTCAACAACTTCACCATCAATGATTACAAACTTAGCTAATGCACGATAGATATCATCTTTGGTTAAGTTCATATCTTCATGTTCTTTTGCCATAGCAATAACGATAGCATCATAACCAATCTTGACTTCGGTTGTAGTTACACCGTTTGACTTACAAGTTTCAGCTTCGCTGTCCTTCATAGGGCGAGATGCGTTCACTGCGTCAGGATGTTCGTCACCAACACCAGCGCAAAACAACTTAATGCCACCGCCTGTACCAGTAGACTCAACAACAGGAGTTGGTGCTCCAGATGTCTTACCGAACTGTTCTGCTACAGCAGTTGTGAAAGGATAAACTGTGGAAGAACCCACAATGCGAATAGTGTCACGGGACGCATATGCTGCGCTAGTACCAAAAGCAATAAGAGCAACAGCCAAAATAATCATATTATTCTTCATACATTTCTCCATAATAAAACTGAGGGAGACCATTCCCCCTCAGTATGTAGTTTAGTTACCAGTTACTTCTTTGTGCATGAGACATTCGGTCCCATTCACGCTGAAGGTATTCAAGATGTACTTGATCTGTAGCTTGACTTAGAAAGTCATGCATACGTTCTTGTTGACTGCGAACAGAAAACAATTTCTTTAAGTATTTGACCATTACTTGTCGCCATACTTTTCTGATAAGAACTGCTTTGTCGCTTCACCATTATGTGAATCTTCTTTTTCACCAATGTTGATCTTCTTTGGCTTCTTCTCTTCAGGAATGAAGCGTTCAAGCCAAATCTTGAGCATACCGTTGATCAAGTCTGCATTCTTGACTTCAACTGTATCTGCAAGTGTGAACTGTCGAGTGAATGCTCGTTCTGCAATACCCTTGTAGATATAGTCAGCATCTTCTGATGAGACATTACCCTTGATGGTAAGTGTACCATCTTGCAGTTCAAGTTCAAGATCCTGCTTACCGAAACCGGCCACAGCCAACTCAATCACATACTTATTTTCATCAACCTTCTTGATGTTATATGGAGGATAAGTTGGAATCTTAGGCATGGCTTCACTCATCTCAGCAAGACGCTTGAGAATAGGTTCAAAACCAATTGTTGTGTTGAATTGCTTAGAAAAAGAAAAAGGATCGTAGATTAACTTGTGCATTTGTAACTCCTATTAAGCAAGTTGTTTAGTTATAGCTTCCCATTAGGCGAAGCTGGAGCGGGGGTAAGACTTGACACTCACATCGTTTGATTGGAACCAACCGTTTTCATTAAACTACCCCGCATAAGTGAGATACGCATTACTTCATTCTCACATCAATATATAGACAACATTTTAGACAATTTTAAGATTTTGGACTACCATCAACTACAGTTTCTTCAGAAGAAGAGATTGGATGATATATACCATCAGCAACATATTCATCATCTTGACGAGCTAATCTTTTACCTTCTACATAGACAAATGATGAGCACACTACCATAGGAGGTATATGCACGGGACAACCGCAAGGAATTGTAGTGTGACCAGTCATCTTATCACCAAATCTAACTACACCATAAGGCGGATTACCTACAAAGACCGTAGATGATCCTTCATCTGTAGCTTGAGTTGATGGATTATCACACCTTGGTAAACCACTCGGACATATTGTACCTGGTGTACCGTCTGGTGCTGCTACAGTATCTATACCACCCTTACGTGCTAGTCCTGGCATTACACTACCTTTCTTGGTCTTCCTCTGCCGCGCTTAATCGGTAGAACAATTTCTAAATCACCTGAAAGAGAGACACCAGTTGAACCTAGACCACCAACTCTATCTGTCTTCTTATTTGGCGCATCAAAAATTTCCCATAGAACATACTCTTCTTGCTTGATTAATTCTGCTTGTGCGATACGATCACCATCAAGAATTGAATAATCTACATCTGACAAGTTTGCTATGAGAATGAATGTTTCTTCAACATAATCTGAATCAATCACGGCTTCCATATTTGCAAGAACAAGACCCTGCTTTAAAGATAGACCTGATCTTGGATGAATACGAACAGAGTATCCCTTTGGGATATCAAAGATCAATCCAGTAGGCAACATAGCACGATCACCAGGCATGATACGAGCTTTACCATTACTCATTTGTCGTGTGTAAGGTGCATTGTATTGATTGTATCCTTTGAATTCAAATTTACCAGCACTCTGAAATGAGATATCAAAACAAGCCGACTGCCTTGTTGCGAACTTTGGTAATACGATATTAGGATGTGTCTTGTAAACGCTCAATCTATTCATAATATACTCCGTTGTCATTATTATCTTGAAATTTCTTCCCAATCCATGGAACCATGAACTTCTAAACCATCAGTCACTCCTGTAACTGAGAGAGTTAGAGGATAACCAGCTGTACCATTCAAAGAATCTCTTTCTAACTGGAACTTAAATAGTGCTTCTTTTAGAATATCGGTCGGCACGGAACTCTGAGTATCTGATGCCATATATCCTTGAGCCATTACTACGCCACCAGTTACAACATTGTTTGCTACCATGTTATATTCAACAGCCGAATCTGTACCAGCAGATGTAAACGTGTTATTAGCCAATGTTCCGTTACGAATGACTTTCCATAAAAACTTACCGTTATTACCAATACCCATTACTGATAATGCAGTAAGAATAACTATAGCATCTTTTCTGTCAGCTTTCAATCGTATTGATGCAACAACATAGTCTGTACCAGCAATAGGCAAGTTTCTAGGTGTTTTTATTTCTGTACCAATAGCCTGCTGGAATCCTCTGAGTTCGTAACCACCTTCTGAGATGACAGTAGAACACACCTGCTTCAATATGCTATTGTTGCCTGTAGTACCAACATTCCTAATCTCATATCTCAGAGGCAGAGATGCAGTAGTCATATATGTAGAAGTGATGCGATTGGCGTGATGAAAAGAGTGGCAGTGAATTAGTTGACCGTCGATTACAAATCCACAACGAACAGAACCAAGACCTAACCATTCAATATCTGTAAAGAGAATTTGTGCTTTACTCAAGTCTAAAGTTCTCTGAGATGGGCTACCCTCTACTGCACCAAGAAGTGTGTCTATATTCCAATCTGCTTGTGCAACTCTATTTTCAGTCACTACGCCAGATGATAAACTTCTTTCAACAAAATAGATATCGTTGTTGGCCTGTTCTAGGTAGATGCCGTTGTTTGCACCAAAGTATCCGACACGTTGTATTAGATTTGTCTGAGCATTGGCCATTACAAACGTATTCATTACCTGTAATGATTTACCAGGTTGATATGAGAAGACTTTGGTTGTCTCACGGATAATTTCTTGACTGCTAGTTGTACCAACAGAGAGATTGATTAGACCTTCGTTAGGAGAGAATGTGATTGTGGTACCAGAACTATTAGACTGTACCCAAAGTCCGTTGTCTCTATATCTGTGAGATGAATCGAATAGGGTTAATGGCATAGAAACTCTAGAACGACCAAATGCGTCTACGGACATACCAGACGGATTAGCTGGACCAACAAGATTGCCGTATTGATCGGCTAACATCATGACTTCAAAGATTGTAGTCTCTTGTGGTAGATACTTGTGAGTATCTTTACGGAACTGTGCCATACTATTCTTCCTTGCGTTTCTTGCCTATATTATATTTAGCTACAAGATTCCACTCGGACTTTTCTTTATGTGAAATGATCTTGATTTGACTTAGCGGTGAGACAGGATCTTTGGACTTTTCTTCATCTACAAGATTTGCTAGATTCCATTCATGAAGCAGATTAGCAATCGTATTCAATCGACCACGATCTTCATCCGAAAAGTCTGATTGTTTACCATCCAATATGAATAGCTGTTTGAAGTGTACTATGTAGTACTTACCCTGCTTGTGGAGAATATGACAGGATTGATATAGTGTCTTTTCTTTTTTTGAGGCTACACCGATGCGCGAAAGCGTTTCTTTAATCTTTAAGAAGTCATCTGGTTCATTTAGCGTTACCTCCACGAGTTCGCTTAGATTTATCATTCAAACCACCTTTATCTATTCTTTTTCTTATCTCATTTATCTGGTCATTTGAAAGAATTTTCATAGCTTCCTTTGCCTTTTCATCAGAGTACTGGTAGTACTCTTTGATAACTTCTATGTCATCAGCACTATCTTTTTTATGCCATTTCTGAAAAGGTCTTTTATATGACCTGATAGTATTTAGCAGATAGTGAAATTGAAGAAGCTTATCTGTATTTGGCATCTTGTTCATCTCATTTGAGAACAGAATGCAGTCATAATGATATGACAAAGCACGGTTGATAATGAATGGATTGTATTCTTTTTCATTATCAACCGTTATGACGTTCTTCTTTGTTTGCAGTATTGCAGGCACAACTTCTTTGAATAGATCAGTCATTAATTCCACTCCGAAACTGAGTATCTTTGAAGTATCTTACACG